CGAAGTCTGCGGCCTCTGCTTTAGCATGTTGCGAGTTCTCACTACTTCCAATTGCTCTACACAATTCCGGAGACCTGAAGCCTGATGTAACCTTCACTCTACCAAATTGATCACGTACCGGCTGCAATACATTTTCACATAGTTGTTTTAACTTATCAATCTGATCACCATTAGGATTGTTATCAATGTTTAATCGAATCGCTGTATCCGATTTAATTAGCTCTTGAAGAGTGAAATTTCGGGAAAGGTTCATTAATAATTTAAAATTTTATAATCCTTATAATAATAATCTTTAATATAACCTATTTGTTTATTATTTAAAGTAATTTTATTTGTGTTAGAATTAACCCATTGCAGTTTATTTGCTTTAATAGTAATTTTTATATTAAAATTATCTGCTAACCAGTTAATAAATTTTTCATCTAGTTTATCTTCAAATTTCCATATTTTTGTTTTATAATTTATAAAATTAATTTGAGGAACAAACCAATTACTTTCATTTTGTAAACAAATTTGATCAATAATTTCATTAAAATAATTTTGATCTTTAAACATTTTATCTATTTTTTTTTCATTCAATATCCACGTATCTGAAATCATAGAAATAAATCTATCTAAAGGATCTCTAACAATGCAAAATTTTTCAGTATATTTGTAATAAGTATGTTGTTCGTATTCAGGGTAAGTTAAATGAGGTACTTCTTTTTCTTTAAAATATTTTTTAAAATCAATATGGGTAATAGGATAATTATTCAATAATAATGAATCACGTAAAAATCTACCTCCTGTTCTAGGTATATGTATAAAATGTACTCTATCATCAATAATCATTTATTCTTTCTAAAAATTTATTTTATTCTTCTATAATTTTTTTAATTGCTTTAGATCCGTCTATATTTTCTTCGAGTTCAACTTTTACTTTTCCGCATTTGTATTGAATATTATCATTTGCTGTACGTTCTGCAACCCTCTTTCCTTTTAAACAATCTGACATTGCAGGCTGTATTCTATGTTCTTGTAATTCACCAGCTACAAACATACAAAGTGCAACTACTGTGCTAATGACCGTTTCCATTTTGTCTTACCTTATCTTTTAATTCTTCAATATCACCTAAAGCTTTTTCTAATTGTGATTTTAAAAATTCTATATTGACTTTGTTAGTCATATTCATCTCTTGAGTAGACTGCAATTTCTCTACAGTTTTATAAAGATCTTCTAATAAAAAATGTTGCTCCTGGTCCGTGGGCACTTGTTCACTTTTTTTAAGTAAATCATTTTCAAATAACTCACGTGATGTCTCTAACGATACTAATCTCGCTGTCAGCTCTGTATATGCGAACACGCCCATTGCAACAAGTATGATCAATGATGCAACTGTCTTCATTGGCATCTGTACTCTTGCCTCTTCTCCGATATCTAAAGGTTTATTGGACACTTGGACCTCCACAGAGAGCCAAAGTAACTAACATTATAATAAGTAAACCTGTTGCGTAATAATTCATCCTAGCACACTCCATAATTACTTCCAAAATTGCCACCATTTTTTAGTTACTTCTTCTGTCAATACAATTGGTCCACAACCACAATCTTTACAATCACATGTAGCGCACTGAGTGCTAGATACAAAGTATCCTTGACCTACACAGTGACATCTATGTCCACAATCATTACAAATTTTTTTAGCCATTATTTTTTCTCCTCGATATCATAAAACATTTTATCAGAATCTTCTGTTATCCAATCAGATCCTTCACAGTCCCAGTACGTAGTTTGTACGCTATAGTCTGGCCAATCATTATCTGTTGTATAACTGTTCACATGCCAAATGATTCTGTTGTTTGGCTGCGCTGCATAATTACCATTTTTCAATGCCATTATGTGTGCACACTTGTGCTCTTGCGGAATTTCAGAATGTTCCGTATTTAGTATATTAGTCTCTGGATGCGCCCAGTCAACTGTAAATAAGTATTGGCCTTCGTAAAATTTTTTGTCTTTACCAATAAACTTTCCGTCTATACCAGCCAACCAATCAAAACAATGGATACTAGGATAATAACTAAAGCAGTTCCACAGTTGGAGTTGATCCACTCGCATATCAGGCACGTCTTGTCTTTCAAATTCTTTTTGAAAGAATGCTGAGATAGGTAGTCTATAAAAGACAGCACCATTTGGTAGCATGCAATGAAATAAGATTGCGCGACCTGAAATAGAGCTAAGACCAAAGACAACACAGTCACTAGACTGTCCTTTATTTTTTTTAAGATCATAGAGATATTCCTTCCTTATTTTACAATAAATCGGGGGTATATTAGCATTTAAATAGGCCATAGTACATTATTATATATTAAAAAATAATGATGTAGTAAACCTATAAGATGGTCCTAATATATTCTGTGATTTTATAGTATGTTTTATATTTCCATCAAAAATAATAGCTCTATTAGGTGTATATGGACTAGACTCTAAAATATCTTTACCATTATCTTTGTAAAAAACAGTTTCTCCACCCCATTCAGGATTCCATGTTAAATTAGAATAATGTAAAAATACAACTTGATTAGGATGATTATGTATAAAATTAACGTCCATATTTTTAGTTAAATTAATTACACATTTACTATAATTATTAATTGTTATATTTTTATCTTTTAGTTTGTCTAAAACAATATCTAATATTTTTATATTTTTAAGATCTTCAAAAGTATAAAAACTATGTAAACATGGATATGTTCTGTGTTGAACTTCATTACTGTCTTCCCATCCTATTTTAAATCTAGAATTCATAATTGTATTAAATAACTGTGCTTGTATTTTAGGTTTAAAAAAATTGTCGTATTTTTCCATTATTTTATTTCACCCCAGTTTGGTCCAGATTCATAATCTACTTTATTAGGTACTTTCAAGTCAACTGCATTTTCCATAATATCTTTTATTTTTTTAGCTTGACTCTCTGATTCAATAGAAAAATCTAACTCATCGTGTATTTGTATATGACCTATCAAACCTTCTTTATATAAATCAACCATAGCTTTCTTTGTCATATCTGCTGCACTACCTTGAATTAATTTATTTAATGCTTTGTATGTAAAGGCTCTACGTGTTGAATTATTATACCAATAGTTTTTTTTAGGATTACCTTTAGTATCTTTTAAAATGTTTCCATCTCTATCTTTTAAATGTGGACCCATTTCTTTTAGTTCTAACATAGTGTCGTGATCTTCTGCCGGAACAAATGTACCCCAATCAGAACCTCTAAGTATTGGTTCATACTTAGGAAATCTACAACGTCTACCCAATAAAGTTTTTATTTGTCCTTTTGATTGAGCTGCAGTCATAACCTTATTCATTAGTTGTTTTACGAATGGAACTCTACCATGATAAGTATTAAATAATTCATCTGCTTTATCTTTTGAAACATTTAATTCATTTTGTAATTTAGCTTTACCCATTCCATAGAATAAACCTAAGTTAATAGTCTTAGCTTCTTTTCTATCTATCTCTGCCATGTCAGCCACGATTTGATGAAAGTCTGTTTTAGGATCTTCTTGATATGCTTCTGATATTGGAGCCGCTGAATCTAAACCAAATCTCAATGCATAATGTGCAACCAGTCTTGGTTCCTGTTGCGAGTAATCAAATGTTCCCCACTTACAACCTTCTTCAGGTATGAATAAACTTCTTATTAATGGTCCTGTATCTGGATCACGTGCTGGAATCTGTTGTAAATTAGGATTTGCATATGAGAATCTTCCTGTAACTGTACCTCCATCATCAGATCTAATTTGATTTATATCTGCATGTATTCTACCTAAATGTGAATGATTTAAAATAGTGTCTATAAAAGTTGTACTGACCTTGTTTATTTTTCTAGCTTCTGCTATCATACGAACTACAGGATGATCATGAGTAGAAATAAAATTTTTAGTAAATGAAGGAGAGTCAGTCTTTTCAGTTCGGCTATAAGGTAGCTTCAGTTTTTCAAAAACTTGTGCAATCGATCTGGCTGCCCATATCTGAGTGTCTATTCCTGTTTCTATTTTTATTTGTTGCAATAAGTTTTGTTCTTTTATTGCCATTGCTTTTTTTAATTGATCAGCTTTCTCTATATCTACCCGAACACCTAGGTGGCGCATATCAACTAAACAAGGAAAGAGATCAGTCTCAAGATTAAATATATCTTGAAGATCATCTTCAATAATAATTCTTTTTAAGTAGTGCCATAGTAATAAAGTTAATTCGGCATCTTTTTCTGCATATCCACCTACTTCACTTGCAGGTAGTTTCCACATTTCTGCTTTAGGATCTAAACCTCTTTCTTTAGCTGCTTTAGTTAGTAAAGCTTCATTCTTACCTTGTTTTAAATAAACCCAAGATAAAGAGTTTAGTGAGTATTGAAATCTATTTTCATCTATAATAGATGCTGCAATCATTGTATCTATAATTAAACCATTAATTTTAATACCTAAATTTTTAATCCAACATACGTCATACATTGCATTGTGAAATATTTTTGTAGCAGGTGATTGGCATACATCTGTGAACCAATCTAAAACTTTTTTACGATCCATGTTTGGACCTTCACCATGAGCAATAGGAAAATATGCTTTATAACCATCTACAGCTACAGCTATACCTACAACTTCACCACTACCTTTAATGGCCCCTGAACCCAGTTTCTTTAATTCCGGATCTCTTGTCTCCAAGTCAATTGCAATCTCATCTGCTTTTCTTAAATCAGGAAACTCTGTAGGTGCTACCCATTCTGTAGTTGGCATCAACATTAGTGTTTCTCCTTTTCTGGTTTGCCATGATAAACTTCATACCATGCATTACAATCTTCATTAGGACATTCATACATAGACATAATTAAAAATTCTTCTGTACCACAATCCTCTCCATCATAATCATTTTGCCATACAAGCTCTTCATTACAACTAAAACATTTAGGCATTATTTTTTCCTCTTCATGTCTTTCATCTTTTTAATTTCTAATTCACAATAATGAATTACTTTCTCTAAATCTTGTATGCCATTTTTATTCATGTAACGACACACATACTTTATAACGTTTCCTTGAAAAAAAGAAAGGTCATTCTTAGAAATAAATTCATATGGTTGAATGTGAAAGTCTTTGTAGTGACTCCCGCCTATCTGCTTATCTTGTGGAAAAGCTTTATCAAACATATCTTTATTACTCATTATCCATATACCTTTCTGACCGCTTCATACCAGGCCTTTCTATATTTTTCATCTCTAGTTTTATTCCAGAGTATTGCTAGTTCATCTATTTGTGATTGGTGCATATTTTCTCCTTTAAGTTATTTGTGGCAGTTGTTGGTTTAACGGATTAAAAAACAAAGGGAATCGCGATCCGAACCAACTTCCCTCGTTAGAGGAAGATGCTGCCACCCACCCCATAGGAAATGTCGCTATCCCGTTCTGTTTACACAGTTGTGTAATTCTATAATTTGTATGCATTAACTTTCTTTTTAGCTTTTAGTTTGTATAAATTATTTCTAGCACGTGTGATTCCTACATACCAAACTCTATGTTCTTCATCACTTTTATTTTTACTTTTACGTACTGCTTTTTTAATTTTATTTGGTTGATCTAAACAAAGTATTACATTGTCTTGCTCTCCACCTTTGAATGCATGTATGGTTGATATAAATATTCTAGCAGGTAAATCTAAATCTTCTCCATTCTCCATCATTTCTTTAATGTATTCTTTGTCTTCATATTCAACTTCTTTAAATGCATCAAACCAATCTAGATCT